AGCAACCTGACATTGATGAAATACCCTTCTAACGAAACAAAACTTTCAAGATATTTTGTTGAAGATCCTAATTTAAAAGTTAGATTTAAAATTATTAATGGTGTGCGTCATTGGCTCACACCTCCTCCTCCTAATTATGAAAGATGAAAAGAGATGAAAGATCTTCATATAAAAAACTTGAAAAGTTAAAAGAGATCAGAAGAAAAAATTTAGTAAGATTATTACTTGATATTGAACTGCGTGGTGTAGATCACAAAGTTCATATTACTAACGATTCAAGAGCAGACCTAACAATCAATGATGGGGATTGGGTCAATGACCATATAAGGACTGCTATTGTTAAACATAACTATGAAATCAACAAGATACCAAAACTACAGGTAAAAGATTTCAGTATTCAAGAGATTAGGGAATATGAAAAAACAAACGAAAATTAAATGTGAATTTACAGATGCACAGTTAAGGGATATTTCTGCTGCTGTACTTGTTTATATGTCGCACATTGATAAGAAATCAAAAATAGATTTTGAAAAGAACCCTCTTATACAAAATTATTTAAAAATACATGATCTTATTACTAATGCTAGGGAATACGAAAAATTTTCTTTATCTGACGACCAATAGTTTTTCTTTTGTTAGATCTTTCTTTACGCATTTCTCTTATTGTCATTAGTGCTTCAAGTTCTGCCAATCGTCCTAACATTCCTGACAAAAACACATCCTGTCTCATTTGGTATCTAATTAAATGAGTGCAGTATCTTTTCACATCATCAAAATTATCACTATTCATAACTTCTCTACATCTTATCTCAACAGAAAGTTCTAATTCTGGAGGTGGATTCTCAAACTCTATGTCGAAAAAACTTTTGTTAGTCATTTGACAGGAAATAACTTTTCTTCAATCATCTTGACTATGGCATCGTCAATATCATTATCACTCTTGGCACTTAAGTCTCTAAGGATATACAAGACACCCTTGCGAAGGCTTTCACTTTTGCCGAACTTGATGAAAAGATTTATAAGAAATTTTGACATAATGTTTTGTGTTCTTATCCAAACATACCAAACATTATTGAATCTTGCCTTCTAACCTACTGACTGTTTCGCTTAGTTTATTAAGTCTAAAATAAATAT